TCTCTATAGTTTTTATTCTTAGCGTTATATCTTTTTGTGCCATTTAGCCTTAATTAGACAAACTTATATTCTATTCTACCTTGATCTGGGAATAACGCTTCTTCTTTGTACTCTATCTTGTGCTTTTTCCTGTTGTTCGTTACGTAAGTTATAAAAAGCAACCCAACCAATCATTTCCTCAACTGTAAGTTTGCTACACAAGTCTTTGACAGTCATCTTTAACTCATTCGCTAAAGAGTAAATAAAATACCAATCAGGATTCGCTTTTCAAGTCGGCTTTTGCCTCTTCAACCTCCTGATCTGTACCTGCCTGAAGCATTGATAACTGTATTTCCTGAAGAACACCTGCTGCAACTTCTCTTCGCAAAGAGGCTTTATCTCCATCAGCAAATAGTCTATTACCTTCCTTATCAATTGCTTTTTCTATCATTAGTTGTAGAGCAAAATCATTTGTATCTTCCGTTCCACTCTTTTTCTGAATCATTTCACGTTCAGCGATAGTAAGGGGATGCCAGTAAACAGTAAGTACGATATTATCTTCAGAGTCTTTTATGTCATATTTGTATAACTGACTTACTCCAAACTTATTCTTCAAGAGGTCAATGGCTCTGGTCATAATTCTGTTAGATTGCTACTCTAATATACTACGAATTGGCAGAAAAAGCACAGGATAGAACACCCAGAAAGTGTGATCTGTTTTCAACTTCTACGGGTATTGGACCAGTTATCTCTTCAACTCTGGGTTTACAACTGAAGGTATCTACATAGTCTGAAGCATTTATGGAGGTTAATCCTGTTATGACAGATTCACCTACAGCAGATAGCACAGCAGTACCTTTATTTTTAGGTACATAAATATTACATTGGATAGCACCAGAGTAATATGTAGCGGATGCTCCCTGTGCCTGAACAGTTGATTGACTGAAAGTTATTGATACAGATATGTAAGTTACGTCTTTTCCAGGTATAGTCTGTGGAACATTATCATAGATAATCTTTATTGTTGGATCAGTGTCACTAACTGAGTCGGTGATAGCTTTTTCAAAAGCTGCCCTGGCGTTTACTAAGGTCATATTTTCTTATACCTTGAACCCTGTGCTGGTGCTTCTCTTCCTGGTGATTCTCCTAAAGGAAGAACTTGAGTAGCAGCTATTCTTAAGTCAGGCTTACGGCTGAACACTATTTCAGCTATATCCTTTAATTTTTCAAAATAAGGAAGTATGTTGCTGTTGTCAGAGCCTAAAGCATATCTAGCATATTCAGCTTTATTACCCACAAAGATTGTCTGTCCGAACTTAAAACGAGGTACGGAAGTATATCTTGGTCTTACTATTGGACTTCTTTTTAATTTCCTATCCAAGTCTGATTTTACCTGTGTCCAGGGTGGTTCTATAGGATCTGTAGGTTGTGGTCTGGTTGTGTCAGCAGTCCAACTTGAGGCAAGAAAACCTGTATATTGAGGACTCTGGCCTGGCAAGTCTGACAAAGCTCGTCTGACAAAAGCGTTAAGTGAAGCGTTTAACTCTGCCTTTGTTTCTTTTCTTATGCTATCAGTTATGGGAGTGTTACTCATTAGAACCTAACTAATAATGTGAATAGATAAGTTTGACCACCTTTTTTGGTGTCAATAGTGATTATCTGTGCAGTCCTGTTAGCACCTGCATAGTCTAATATTATCTCATCTGCTTTATTTGGCTGGTTATCTCCTATAAGATCAGGTGTTATGTAAATCTTTGCCTGTCTTATCTCCAGTGAAAGATCATCTTCTGATCTTATAAATTCAATAGGTACCTTTAAATCTGAAAAAGTAGTGTTGACGCTTACCTCCTTTCCAGTATTTATGTCATAGCTTGACTGTCCTTTTCTTATATAGGAGATTGTCGTATCTAAGGAAGCACCTAAATCAGAGACTATCTGTTTAGCAACATTTTTAAATAAGCTGTCTAATTGTCCTGCCATTATCCTCTAACCACTCTCATCTGAAAACTACCTGCTCCACCCAACATATATGCTCCGAGATAACTTTGGAGCCACGGGTAAACATCCATAATATTGTTTATAGAACCAGTTCCCTGACTTTCTGTGTTGTACTTAACCTGCAAGTCACCCAGTTTGACTTCACTAAAATTCCCATCTTTTCCAGTAGTACCAGTGATAGCTCCAGTATCATTTGCTAATGCTCTTGCCAATTCAAACTGTGCATACTTGATGTTTTGAGGAATAGCAGAACAGGCAAGTTCCACTCCATCGACCTGGTAATTATTTCTTGGAAACTTTAATGCCTGTCCAGAATCACATCTATCTCCATAAAATACAAATCCGTCAATCCATCTGGTAGCTGATATTAATGATCTATTCTTCTGGTCGTCTGTCTTGTTTGTCCAAGTCGAAGAGTCTGGAACGGTTTCAAAATAACTGTTAGCTTCAGTCAGAGTGACATAGCTATTAGCATTTGCTCCTTTTATAGTTGCATCTATAGTTGCTGCCACGATCCAAAAAGTAATTTAGTTTTATTGTAGCGTAAAGAAAAAACCCCACCAATAATTGATGAGGTTCTTTGTTGTGTTGCTCTTAAATTTTACTAAGAAATAGTAGAAGTATCAAGAGGTGAGTTGACTGTTAGTCTTACGATTGGAATTAAATCTGCATCGTATGTCAATGCCCACTTGTTAGCTGTTGCTAGTTGAGCATTTGTTGGGTTGTCGGCAGCATCACTCCACTTAGTACCCATGATGTGATAAGCACTGTGGTAATCAACAGACATAACATCCTGCTTGGATAGGATGTTTCTATCTGATTCAATACTTAATGGTGATTGCTGACCTTCAAGAATTGTTCCTGACTTAATTAAGTAGCAATAGAACTCGATCTGATGACCAGATGCACCAGGAGCTACTGTATTAACCTGAGAGTCAATAACAACATTCATTCCAGCAAACTGTCCGATGCCTCTGTCAGTGATACCAACACCACCGCCACCCCATTGGATGCCAGTTCCAGTTGATAATGCAGAAGTAGAAAATGTAAGCATACCAACCTGATATAGGTAGTACGCAACAGATGGGTGAATCACTAGAGTGTCTAGTTCTTCGCCTCTTTCTCCAAGAAGTGATCTACCTCTTGCAACTGCTGATGCAGTTAGGAAGTTAGCATCAGTAGCACCAGTACCAGCTTTTGCTAAATCTAAGTTATTAGAAGAAAGAGCAGTGCCAAATACACCCTGAAGATGACTAAATAATCTTGCTGAATTTAATTTGTTGATAGCGTCTGCGATCTGGTTTCTGATGTGACCCATAGGATCTTCACCAGCAGCTAATACAGCTACATCATCAACAGCGTATGCAAAACCTCTATGGCAGATGGTTGCAATCTGTGTTCCTGTACCAATTTTCTGTGGTGTTAGGAAACCATTGTTTGATGTACCCCAAGTTGCTGTTCCATCTAAGATTTCCTCAGTTGGAGAGATTGGGTTAAACTCTGGAACCTGTATTCTTGTTCCACCTTCTGATGCATCAAGAAGTGCGTTACGCACAACAGCACCAGACTTAATAAATGCACTACGCTCTTTGATTGCTTCGGAAACGTATGCACTGAGATTATTTCTCTTTACGATGTCCGCAAGAAGGACACCGCCAGAATAATTCTGAAACGGAGCAGCCATTCAGATTACCTTTTAACTTTTGCGATACCCTAGCCACGGACAAGGGGATTAGTTTCACGGAAACTAACTATTTTTGAGCCTCTTGTTTCAGCACTGCTGCCATCTGAGGATCCTTTTCTAATAGTATCATTTGTTGAGTGAGATTGCCCGTTTTCCAGGGGTTTACCTGACCTCCGCCAGCATTAGACGTTGGACTTGGTTTTGCACCCATTCCAGCAGCACTACTTGGCTTAAAATGATGTTCCCAACCACTACCAGGGTTTTTGAGACTGCTGAGATAAGCATTAAGATCCTGTTCAACTCCACCATTAAGAACAACTACTTTACCTTCAGCGTTCTTTTGTAACTTTCCCTGTAACAATGACAGAGTTTGTTCTGCGTTTATCGCTCCAAGATTGCTAATAGCTGCCAGTGCTGTTGTTTTCGTAGAAGCAACTTCATTAGAAGTTTTCATTTCTTCTAGTTGTTGGGATAGAGTCATTATTTGCTGATCTTTTTCCTGGGCAGTTTTGTTGGCTTCTTCCCAAAGAGTTTTCCATTGACCCTGATCTTCCAATTCTTTGGTTCGTTTCTCTTCTCTTTGTTTGTAAACTTCGTCTAATTTACCCTTGATTCCCTGAAACTTTTCTTGTGCTTCAGCAGCTTCTTTACGAGCAGCAGCTACCTGTGCTTC